CGCACGGAAATTGCGACGCACGATTTCGCCCGGGAATAGAAGGATTTGCACCAGAAAAACTGCGCAGACCTACGTTTATTAGTCTATTTGGGGCAGCTTGTTATGCGCTGTTATGCTGGATGTCTTGACGCGTCCTAGTCGGCGTGATCCCGCGTTTGAACTGTAGGTGATTTGCCGAGCCTTGATTTAGCGAGTCCTCGCAATCGCTCTAGATTCGACGCAATGGCAACGAACTACGTATTCCCGAAAGGGATGGAGGCGGTCGCTGGCGCGCTCAACCTGCTCACTGCCGACATCAAGATGATTCTCGTGGATGAAGCCGTGCATCCGGAAGACAATGGCGACGTCTACCTCTCGGACATTACCGGCGGCGCGATCATTGCGACGTCGGGCAATCTCGCCGGCAAGACGGTCACGGATGGCGCGTTCAAGTGCTCGACGACCAACATCGCCGGCGTGACCGGTGCAACCGTTGAGGTGGTCTACATCTACCATGACACTGGCACGCCTTCGACCTCGGTCCTGCTCTCACGCAACGTCTGCGCGTTCACACCGAACGGCAGCGGCGTAAACGTCAACTGTCCTGCCGCGGGATGGTTCATCCTCAATCAACCATGAGCACCGCAAGCCAACGTGAGGAGCATCTCGCGTTGCTCCGCGATACCTGGTCAACGATGGATGTTTCAGAGCTCCGGGTGCGGGTTCTTGGATTGGTAACCGTTTACTTCGTCATGTCGGAGATTCAGGCAGGCGGCATATCCGAAGATCGGCCCCAGAGATTCAGCGCACTGATCGCTCATTACTCAGCGATGGGTGAAGTTGAGCTGCGGGAGTCCACGTCTGGCGTCATTGCAGCTTACGACGAGCTCCATGCTGAAGTATTGGCTCAGCGCGCCGGCGACCCCGTGCTTTTCGGTCTGGGACTCCTCGAAAACTTGGCCAACGAGCTTTGCGATGCTGCGCAGGCGGCAATCGATGGCACAGTTTCATGGGAGACGGCCCTCGCAACCCAGATTGAGCGACTCAAACGACTTCCGCCGCTTGGGGTCTAGATGTACTTCACCAACATTAAAGATCCGGCAATCAACTGCAATGACCTCGCCCGTCCAGACTCGGTGAGCGTCGTTGCTACTGGCGCTGGATTTGGTGCAACGCAAGCCTATGATCTGATCCTTAGCACTTCGTATCAAAACGGCGTAGGCACATCCGTTGTTCAGACCGTTACATCGTGGAGCGACACATCGATCACGTTCGATATTGAGTTTGGTTCGCTTGACGAATCGGACTCGCTTTATCTCTGCGTGGCTAATGGCGATGCATTTTTACCGAGTCGTAAGCTCGCGGTTTCGCAGCCGGATATCCATTGCGCGTCTGGAACATTTAACGCGCCAACTACAACCGGATCCACATCGGTAGTCACCGGGCTGTCATTCACCCCTAAAGCGATCTACTTGTGGACATCCGCAGGAACTGGAACTTCGCAGGTTTCAGGCCAAGGGGTCGGTTTCTCGGCATCCACTTCAGGGCGCTATCATGGAGCTGGCCGGGCGGACGCCGCATCGTATGCAACAAAGGGGCGGCGCGCTGCCGGATCCAACTACGGGTACATCTACAACAACACATCTCGGTTAGGCACCGTAACTGCAACATCCGACGGATTCTCGATAAATTTCACCACGACCGACACGGAGTCGAGGATCATCCACTGGATCGCCTTTGGCGGCCGAACGATGTTATGGTGGAACTACGCCACGGCTGTAAGTTCGGGGTCGCTTCCGTTTGGCGCAGCTAAATTTACTCCAGACCTCGTCCTTGTTTCAACAACGGCGAACACGTTTACTCTGTCGACAGACGGCCCCATGTTCGCGTTTGGGGCAATCGCTAAAGACATATCCGACGATCTCAAGCAGTGGTGCGTCGGGTGGTCAGCATTTTCTCCAGATGGCAGCAGCTCGCACGTTCACTCAAAACTCGCAACCGATGCGTTTTCTGAGCAGATTTATAACAATGCTGAAACCTGGTCAGCAAGCGCAACGTCGCTAGGATACTCGGATATCTCATGGAGTGGTAGTGATAGCGACTCGTTTACTCACTTCGCACTCTTTCTTGACGGCGCAGAGATTGACATCGGGACGGTCACAAAGGCGGCGAGCGCATCGACGACGTCTATCGGGTCGATTGACGATCCAGATCTCATGATCGTCGTCACCGGTGGCGATGTTAAAGACGTCATCGTTGGCCACGTAAATATGGCCGTCGGCGTTGCCGATGCAAGCGGTCAGTCGCACGCTCGCACGTGGGCGGACCTCATCGGGTCGCTGACCGAAGGCACGCAAGCAAGCGACACGTCGCGAGCAATCGGCCATTACGATTCGAGCGGGAGCGTCATCGATGTCGGATCGCTCAGCCTCACGGGAACACCGACGATCACTTGGGACACGCCGCGCGCGGGCACTGCTGAGATTGCCTACCTTGCGCTCAAGTTGCCCGCAGCCGCGTCCGACCAAACGGTCACGCCCGACTCAACCGTCGCGGCCAGTGTCGCCAACTCCACGACGGCAAGTGCGAGCGGCGACGCATCGGCCTCGCCGGCGGCAACCTCTCCGCAATCCATTGCCAATTCAGCGACGGCGGTCGGTACCGGCAGCGCCGACGCCTCGCCCTCGAGCACTCCGGCCAGTGCAATCGCCAACGATGCGACCGCCAGCGCGACAGGATCGGCAACAATCGAACCCGCGAGCAACGAAGCGGCGAGCATTGCTATTGCTTCGACGGCGACGGCAAGCGGAACTGCGACCGCTGAGCCGCAGAGTCCTGCGGCCTCATCGATCGCCAACTCATCGACCGCGACGGCTACCGGAGACGCAAACGCCACACCCGCGAGCAACAGTCCTGCGTCGATCGCCAATTCATCAACCTCGACGGCTACGGGAGACGCTAGCGCGACACCGTCGAGCCCCGATCCTGCCGCGACCAGCAACGCCAGCACCGCGAACGCGACCGGCAATGCGGCTGCCACGCCCGAGAGCTGCAATTCAGCGGCAATCGCCAACACCTCAACGGCAACGGCCTACGGAGACGCAGCCGTCACGCCGGAGGGTTGCGCTCCTGCGGCCTCGGCAAACTCTGCAACAGCAACCGGGGAGGGTAATGAAGTCACGCCCGAGAGTCCGCCGGCCGGCGCAATTGCAAACCCCGCCACACTCATCGCTACGGGAAACTCGAGTGTAACCCCATCGGGCACAGAGGCGTCATCGCTCGCTCACACGACGACGGCCGCTGCGTCCGGCAATGCATCGGCAAGCCCCTCTGCGAACACGGCCGGTGCGATTGCAAGCGCGACCACAGCAACGTCAACGGGAAGCAGCGAGCTTACCCCCTCAAGCTCCGCACCTGCGGCCCTAGCCAATGCATCGACGGCCAACGCGACTGGCACGGCAGATATCACGCCGGCGAGCTCAGCCCCCGCCACGGTGGCGAATGCAGCGAGTGCCACGGGAACCGGCACCGTCGACATCACGCCTGAGCCAACACTTCCCGCGAGCATAGCGAACGAAGCATCGATCGACAGCGGCGCGCAGGTTTACCCTGAAAGCAATTCACCGCGTGCCCGCGCATTCACGGCGACAGCGATAAGCCCGGCGGCCAATCCCAACACACCCGCACCCGGCTCGTTCCCGAGTTTTGCAATCACGTCAACGAGTGCGAAGTTTGAAATCACATCGCGAACATCGACCTTCTCGATCGATTCGAGGACCGCAACAATGACCATCCCACCCGCGTATCAGCCACGCATCGGAGACACTGCAAAGCCGCTTATCTGCACGTTGTCCGACCTTCCGGCCGACATTGACAACACGACGGTTCGACTGCTTTTCAAACTGCCGAAGAGCGGCGTCGAGCAGATTCGCAACGCAACAACCTTCGACGTCGCGACCGGAGTTGCGACGTACGAATGGGAGACTGAAGACTTTCCGCCGGGCACGAAGGCCGGCACCGTCTCCGTGCGTTGGGACTATCGAACGACGTCAGGAAAGCCAGGAACGACGAACAGCGAGAGCTTTTCGATCGTGGCCTAGGCCCGGCCGTTTGCGAGATTTGGACAGCTCTCCACGCGTTCGCAGATTTCAGTCACGCGATCCATCGTCTCGATCTGCATTTTCTCGACGTCCCGCATTCGTCCAATGTCGCGCTCTCGCAGCGAACGCAACTCCGAGAGCTGTGATTCGATCGTGTTATTTCGGGCATCGAGGTTGTTGAATCGCTGATGGAGCTGGCCCACGTCTTTTTGCGCTTGCCGCATGACTCGCTTCACGAGCCAAATCATGAAAGCGATGATTGCTCCAGCGCTCGACCATTCGGAACCGATGGCGGAAGACGAGAGTTCGAAGATTGTCGTCAACGTGTCGTTCATTCTGATTTTCCCCCCTAGGATGATCGCCCTACCGCAACGAGATTGGCCGAACCGATTGCCCAAAGCCGAACCGCTCGAATGCCGGTCGGATCGAAGATTTCGCATGCAATCTTGGGTGATGTGCCGATCCAAACTGGCAATGGTCTCGATGACCACGTTGCGCCATCTCGGCTCACGTAGACGATCGATTTTCCCGAGTCGGTACCCGCGGCATAGAAGTCAATGCCATCGCTCTTGAGGTCCGAAATGGTGAATCCAGCGGGCAACGAGACCGTTGACCAGGTGGCGCCCCAATCGGACGAATATGCGAATCCACTCGCACTTGCCCGGCAAAGCACGGCGCCAGATGCCGTTTTGATCGATGCGCAATAGTCAGAGTAGGCGGCGATCGTTGAATGTGCGTTTGTCGTCCACGAACCCGAGCCGTCGTCTGCTCGCCACATCGTCGCGGTATCCTTGCTTGCAACGACGCGGCCGTTCGTCGCAAAAGCCTTGACCGGGATGCTGCTCCCGATGTCTCCGCTTGCGCCAAGCGTTAATTCGCCTGTATCAATGTCGGCAAGGTCGCCCGAATGATACTTCATCGTCCCAATTCCGCCGAGTGGCGTCTGGACGTAGTAAACCCGCGTCAAATCGTCATTGGTCGCGAAATTTGAGGTAGTATGAAACGAGGATCCCGGTGAAATCGTATCAAATTTGTCTGTGCCGGCGACGCTATCGTTGGAAGCCGTGGCATAGATTTGATACATGCAGCCATCTCGCGCCGCGCCACCCCACTGCGGAGACGCAGCCGTGTAGCCAGTGTCGGTGATCGTGCCCCCACGGTTGACGCGAATCAACTTCGTTGTCATCAGCGCAAATGCTTGCCCACGCGTCGCACAAAGATCGACAGGTGCACCACCCGCGAGCGGGCTGACGTAGGCGTAATTCCAATCGGCGAATCTCGCTCGCTTGCGAACATCGTCGAATTGCGCCATCAAAAGTGTCGCCGCCTGATTCAGCGTTTCTCGACTTGGCGTACCACCAAGGGCGACGATGAGATTCAACATCTCCTGGTAGTCTTCATCCTGCAAATCGGGATGAAAGAACGAAGGCAAGACGGGTGGGATCGCCACGGGGTCACCCTCAGTCATCCCGTGTCGGCCCGACCCGTATTTGTTCAGGACCCACCGATAGGCTGCGACGTCGTCGTTTGAAAGTACGCCGGCCATAGTTCATTCCGCGACTGCGGACTCCTGATTGATGATCGCTTCGATTTCGCCGGCGGCGACGGGGCCTGCCTCAAGCTTCGGCGCGAGCTCGGCTTGGACGGTAGGAGCGCAAAGCTTCGAACTCGGGTTGATCGAGCAGAAGTCCTCGACTTGCTCCTTCGTCACTTCGACGATTTTGTCGGCAACATCGAGTCCAGAGTCGACATCTTTGAGGACTCTACGAACATTCAGTGAAGAGCATCCCGCGGCCGCCGAACTCAGAAGGATCGCGCCAATGAAAAGGAAGTTGTAGAGCGCCAGTGAACGAACGATTCGCTGCATGATGACAGCTTGCGCCAGTTGCTCGCGCTCTCGAAATCAAGGTCAGGCAAAGTTGCAATGCACGTAGCACCCGTGCCGCGTCCGACCTTCGAGCAAAGAGCACATGACGGCGTCGCGCTCGGTGCTAATCGAGGCCGCATCGAACCTTATCGCAAAGAGCCATTTGGGCCCGTAGAGCTCGACCGTGCATTCGTCGGTGCAAAGTGCGACGTGGTAGTTCGTGATTGCTGCGTCCGTATAGCCGAAGTCGACGGCGAAGAGCCGATACCCTTCATTCTTGACGTCGCCCGCGTCGTTGAATTTGGCGTGCAATGCGTCTTGACGTTCGGAGAGCGTGTCTGGCCGATTCGCAACTTCGTACGGAGCGGCAATCACCTCCCACTCTTCGATCATGTCGACCGATTTGTTCGGAATGAATTCGCGCGCAAAGGCGACTTGCGACTGCTCGTGATACGAACCCAGAGCATGGCTCGCACCCTTGAGAAACTTCGTGATGTTCGCGTCGGGATGTCGTGAGAACGCAGCCGGCATCGCATCTTGAATGCGTTCGAGAATGTCGTCGTGAGCGCTCATGTCCAAGTCACCGTTCCAAGTTCAAGGACCTCGGTTGAGTTCGCCGTTTGCACTGTGAGCGGCGACGTGAGTGAAAAACGAAGGCGCGAAACAACGGCCGCGGCAGCATCATCGATGTCGACGGGCGACAAAGACTCGCCCCACCCCGCTCGCCGGCGAAACAAATCCTTGAGCTGTTTGAGGATCGCCGCCTTCTCGTCGTCGTTGACGCTACCAAGATTCGCATAGGTCACGTTGACCGTCTGGACGTTGGACGCTGACACGACGAGCACACCGCGCGGCTCATCGAGTTTTGGCCAAATTGCATCGTAGACATCGGCCACCACCGTCGGCGACGGAACGAGGCCGGTGATGCCGTCGTTGACGAGTAAGAGTAAGGTGTGGCCGGGGCCATAGTATCCAGAGATGCACTTCGCACGCGTCACGCCTTCGATCTCACGCGCCCATCGTTCGAGGTTCTTGGGCGTCGATGCTTCGCCGGGGCTCTGCACTTTCAGCAAGATTCGCTCCCAAAGCTCTTCATTCGTCTCTGGCTCGGAGCCATCGATCAGGCCACCGACATCGATTATCGCCGTCGGATCGATTCCCGCCGTCGACTCCTGCAAGTCGAGCTCTTGACCGGCAACGATATTCCCCGCGCTGCCGCTCTCAAGCGCTTGCACCGTTGTTGTCGCGGTACCGGAAACGATCGTCGCCGACGCCATCACCTCGTAGATGAGCCCCGTCACGGCGTACGAGAACGTTTTCCCGATTGCCAACACGGCACCATCCGTGCCGGTGATCGTGATGGAGCCTTGCGCTTTTCCGCCGACCTTCGGCGTCACGCCGTAGAAGCTGGCCCATGGGCGTGCATTGTGCTGCGACAGGAATCGGCTCGTCTCAAGCGCAGCGACGGAATGCAGACCAAACGCCGCTTCGGCGACGGCCTTAACGATCATGCTCTCGGCAGACCGATCGCGCGTGACTTCGTTGACGTCAGTCTCGGCGATGACCGCAGCCTCGCCCTCGGCGACCAATGTGGCAAGCGTTGGCACTTCAAGCATAGGTGAACTCCCCGGCGCTCAACTCCCAACGACGAACTTCCGTCAAACTCTCCGCGCGTCGATGAAGCGTGACCGTGCCTGTCACGGTATTGGACTTTGCGACCGCCGTCGCCTCGATCTTGCGACAAATCTTGGCGTCCACCATCCATTGAAACGTGGCAATCAGCTCGGTTCGAACTCGTGCCGCGAACGTATCGTCGATTTTGTCGCCGAGCAGCGCCCAGAGCTTTGAGCCGAGGATTGGATTTGCCCACCATCCACCGCGCGGCGGACCTCCGCGCACACTCGCGCGAGCTTCGATCTTCACCGACAAGATTTCCGCGGTCAGATATCCTTCATCGAGGACGTGCGACGATCCTCTCTTGACCAAATCAAGGCCGCCCACCGCTGGGTTGTAGCGCACTGCAAGTTGAGGCATGTCGCTCCAATACTCTAATTTTGTCGCGCGCGAAAATCATGGCTTGAAAGTTTTCAGCCGATGCGTCTACAATTTCATTATGAAGCCGTTCAAGATTGAGGTCAGCGAGAAGGCGTGTGCGGACATCGACGGCGCGTGTGCGATTGTGCCGATTGGCGTTGGCCTCTCCTTCGAAGAGGTTGCATCCGAAGCGCTGCGCCGCGTGTGTTCAAAGCATCCTGAGCTCAACGCGACACTTCTGCGAAAGCTCCCCATTGCCCTTGGGGCTGCATTCCCTTGCACTCTCGGCGGTGAGCGATTCATTCTTGCTCCGAGCACCGAGCCGCACATGGACCAAGAAACGTGCGGATGGTCGTACTTCCTGAGCGCATCGCTTGTCGCCGCGGAGCATCGCGGTATTTCGTCTCTCAAAGTCGATATCAGCTACCTCTCGATCGAAGAAATCGAAGAGTTCGCCACGGCACTCACCTACATCGCGCGCGGCTACTTTGGCGCCGTCGAACGCATCGTGGTTTGCGCCGGCGACAACGTGGTTTGCGCCGAATTTGCGGACGAAATGCTTGAGGCCGCGAATTCGGTTTGGGCCGCGTGATCACGCCTTGAATTCGTGAGTTGCGGCGACGCGGGCAAGTTCTTGCCCATGTTGCTCACACTGAAGCCCAAGCACATCGCTCTCGCGTCTTCAAAAGCCAACTTTCCACCGGGCGTCGCTATGTTACGCGACCCAGAGGCAATCTTACGGCAGTGCGCCAGTCTCCTCGATGGTTTGGATTTTGAGACAAGCGTGAAGCGCCGAAAGTCCAGATTTTCGACGACCGCCTTCGGCCATGTCTGGTGGGGTAGCAACTGGGAGAAGAAGTCAAAGCATCAGCAAGCCAAAGTGGCGGTGCACGAGACAACTCACGCGATCCAAGAGTCCAAGCGATTCCTCTTCGAAATCCTGATCTACCCTCGGCCGCGCAAGTTGTGGATTTACGAAGTCCAGGCGTATGGCTCCGGCCTTCGCGCGATGAAGCAAATGGGATACAGCGAGCTTGAGATTCGCGCCGAAGCAGAACGCAACGCAGAGTCGATTTGGGATCACTACCTGCCCGCGAAGCTGATTCGCAAGAAGAGCTTCGATCAACAAACGGTAGCGACTTTGCTCTCGCATGTCGGTCTTGAGCCGTGACTACGCAGAAAGCGTCTTTGCACTCGCGCCTGTGATGATTCCAGATCGCAGCACTACCGCCGCAAAGTTGTTGAACGCCGTGAAGGAACCCGGCAACAGGCTGTTGAAGAGGCCTTCGCAAAACGTCTGGTAAGCGATGAGCTCGGGCGAAGGACCTACCGAATCGGTGAATCGAGCAACGCCGAGCACGGCGGCCGCACTGCCGAGCTTGATGAGCGCCGCTGATGGCGACGTCACCGTGATCTGACCGGCGGTGCTCATCTCGATCTTGGCGCCAGTCTTGGCCACCATCGACGCTTCGCCGCTCACCTTCATGTCGATCTTGACGCCATCGTCCGCGCAGCTGATCGAAACGTCACCGGTTTTGGCGAATTTCATCGACTGCCCATGAACTGACCAGACGATCACTTCGCCCGCTTCGACCGTTGGGCGTCCACTTGGCGACGCGAAGATCATCGCTGACTGCTCGGTTGAGCCGTTGATCGACACGAGAAGGCCTTTGCTCTCCGCCGGTGGATTCGTCGAGAGACCGTAGTGATTCAGGTTCATCACATCGTCTTCGGTGCGGTCTTGCATGTCAACGGCCTGCATCGTCTGCACATCGTCGTCATCCTTGAGTCGCCCAACTTTTCCGATTCGCACCATGTCGCGGATTTGCCCGCGGATCGTGGCGGTTGCCTTGTCGATGAATGTTCTTAGTTCACGAGGTCCCATCATTTTCCCTCCGTCAAGAATGCGTCGCGGCGTTTGAACTCGAGTTGCGACGACGACCCTTCGTCGCTCGAAAACCGCAAGTAAACCGTCGAGAGCACCATCTCTTCGTCAAGCGTCTTATTCTTGCCAACATGCACATCGGCCCTCAGGTGAATGAGCTGGTTCGGCCACCAGATTTGGCCCGTGCGTCCGTACCATGCCGCGGTCTCAACGTTGCAGGTCAGCGCCTTGCCCATTCTCGACTGGCGGATGCGTTCGGCTTGCTTCACGAGCTCTTTGAACTGAGTGCCCGTCTGCGCTTGAATGATGATCGGCCGATGCTCGGTGATCTCCGGATTGAGCACGGTTGCGATTGCCTTGCCCGGGTCTTTGCCAAGAAGCATGTGCGTACCGTGCCCGGTCACGCTATATTGCGAGCCAAGGCCGGAGATGTCGCCGCCGGTGCGAATCATCGTGTCGACGTCGGTGAAGTCTGGAAACACGAAAAGCGCCGGGCCGCGCGTGGGCTCGCCGATGATCACCTCGGCGCCGGTCTCGGTGTAAATCAACAAGCCGCGCTCGTGAACCGCCCTTGCCATCGCCTCAAACGGCGTCTCGCCATCGTTGAGCCGAAACTTCTTGAACGGTTTACCTTGATCAACGCCGGCGGTGACTTTGACGGGAATCTTCCACGGCTCCACGAGCTTGCGGACGATTTTCTCAAGCGTCACGTTGCGGAGTTGAAGCGTGTCGAGTGCAGCCGATGCCTCTTGCAAGTGGTTCGTTCGCGACTTGCCCGTGAGCGTCACCGTGCTGCCGTCCGAAGAGCGTGAGTCGTCGGGTTGCTCAAGGTAGCCGTCGACCAGCAATCTGTCGCCGTCGTAGAGCTGGGCCTTCGCAAAGGCGTAGAAGGGAAACGGAGCACCGCGAGCGACGAAGGTTTCAACCGTGAAAAAGTGGGCGACCTGCTCGATCGACGCGGTGACTTGCACCGACTTGATCGTGCCCGCGTACTCCTCCCCATCGACCAGCAAGCGAGGTTTTGGCGACCTAATCACCGAGCACCTCCAGATCGATGTCGCTTGGCAGACGGCCAGGGTCGGTTATCGAGTCGACATTTCGAGAGAGAAGTCGCGGATAGGCGTAGGCATCACCGAAGAGATCGTAGGCCAGCAGAACAATGCTGCGCGCCCGCTTCGTCGATACAATGCGCAGCTCGGGCAAGCGCGAGCGCTGGGAATCCAGATAGGCAACAAGGGCAAGCGTCACCGCGCGAAGCGAGCGAATCGTTTCGGGCGAATGGCCTGTGTCGCCGCGAACTTTCGCAATTTCAGCCTGCAGGACAGCCATCGCATGCCGAACCTGCGACTCGCTCTCCCACTCGACATTGGTGAGCGAACCCGCGAGTTGCATGACCAGCGTCGCTCGAGTCCAACGTTGAATCGCTTGAGTCGCTTCGAGCTCGGCCGCGCGCTCCGGCGTCTGGTCGTCACCCGTGGGAATTTCGGAGACGTCGAGCTCAAGCTCGTTGCTCTTCTTCATTGCCGACAGCATGGTGATCGACGCATCCACCGGGCGCGTGATGTTGATTTGCCCATCGGCACCGCCGACGGCCCCGAGTGCTTGGCCGTATCCCTGCGAGGCTGCCTCGTTTGCCGCACGAAATGGTGCAAGGCTGGTGTAGCGTTCGGTCGCTGTTTTGACCAGGTTTCCCGTCGCAATCACGAGCGACATGAGCGACGCGCGAACGAGGTCCGGCGTGTGCACCAAAGTATTGACCGAGCGCTCAAGCTCTTTGATTGCCGAGGTCAACGAGCTCACGATCGCAAGTTTGCCGGCGACTGTGCCATTGATGCCCCCGATGAAATCTGCTGCGTCGAGAATCTTGCCGACGACGTTTTTGATGAGGTCCGCAAATCCAAGTTTGTTTGTGTCGACCGCGGCATCGAAGTCAGCGTCGAGGCCCTCTTGGGCAATGGCGATTTTGGCCTTCGCCGTCGCGGGCAACTTCTTCGGCCCGACGGGGGGCTCGACAGCCGCGACCTTGAAATCGAATCGGAGACGGGTCTTGTTGACCACCCGATCGGGGCGCTCCGTCACCACCGCCGGCGATTGCAACACGACATAAAGTGGCCCGCGTGTCGGATGCACATACTCGACCGGCCCCTTGCCCGCGAGCAATTCGAGGATTTGAAGCACGATCAAATCGAAGTTATCGCCGACGACGTCGACCTCTTCGCTGAACATTTCCGATGGAAACGGGAGCGCTTCAACCTCTGAATAGTCGCGCGTTGCCGAAGTGTGGGTCTTGTGCGGGCGACCCGTGTTGAGCGAGCTCGACTTGTGAACGACTTTGATGCCCCCGATTGAGCACTGGTGCTTGCGGTCTGCGGTTGGCACGGGGCGATCATGCCAATGCGATGGGATTCGCAAAATGAAGGCCTTGATTCGGCGCGATTGAGCTATTGCATCACGATGGTTGCATGGACATTGACGCCGAAGCCGTGCAAGTCATCCTCGACGAATTCATCATCCCCATCGTGACCGTCGTCGTTCTGGCGGCATTCAAGATCTTCAAGCTCTGGCGCAAGGCGAAGGCGGAGAAGCTCGTATGAACAAGGCGCTGCTTTACGAGGCGCATCGTTACTACGGCATCAAAGAATCGGACCCGATCGTCGCAGGTTGGATTGCGCAGATTGTTCCGTGGGCAAAAGGCCAGCGGCTCGCGTGGTGCGGCATCTTCATGCAGGTGATCGCCACCGCCTGCGGCGCTCCGGTACCGCCGAAGGCCTTGCGCGCGGCGTCGTGGCGACACGTGGGCGAAGCTATTGCAAACGCTCGATTCGCCCTGCCCGGCGACGTCGTTGTTTTACAACGGCCGGGCGGCTATCACGTCGGGCTTTTCGTGCGTCTCGATGGTGAATCGGTCTGGATTCTTGGTGGGAATCAGGGGAAGCGCGTGCGCGCGAAGCAATTTGATGCGGGTAAGATTGTAGCGATTCGGCGGCTTGGGTAACGAAAAAAAAATCCACGTGCCTCGCGGCAACGTGGAGCAAAGGTGACTTCGGCGATTTCTCGCTAAGGTCGGGGGCTACTCTCATGTAGCGCATCGCTCTGCTCGGCGCAATTCAGCGGCACTCTACGCCGTGAAAATCAAAGCGAAAGCCCACGCGCCGAGCGATATTGACTGCGTGGGCTTCAATGGGGCCCGTCCATTTCTGGGCGGGAAAATATCGATCTGAAAGATCGACACCGCGGAACAACAATCTTCAATGGGGCCGGATGCAAACCCGGAAAACCGCGGTGAGTGCAGGATGCCAGGCTAGTAGCGCGCTGTCAAGAGTGCCTACGACGCTTCTGTGCCGACCTAGCCGCTTTTGCGACCTCGATCGGCGGAATCACGGATGGGTCCATGCGAGATCTCGACAGGAGTTCGCAGACCGTGCGACCACCGACGCGGCACTCTTTGTGCATTCTCGGCGTCCACCCGCGCTCGGCAAGCATTTGCGCGGCTAGTGGATTCGAGGTTTCTTTTATCCACGCAACAGCGTCTTCAGACCCAAATCCTGCTTGGCTCCATTTGTTGACCTCGATCTCGAATTGAGCGGGGCTTTCCCACTCGTGCCGAGCTCCAAGCTCTTCGCGAATCACTGAAATTAGTGAGCCGCGAGCCTGCTCCCAAAATCTCATGATGCGCTGGTCTGCTTCATGATCGTCGACCGACGCGAGATCTCGCTGAAATGAGGGGTCCTGAGCGGCAGAGATCGCGACCCTGGCGAATCTTCGAAGTTGGGCTGGCGTGGGCATGGGTCACAGATCCCACGCGTCGGCGCCAGCGTCAATCATCAGCCATCGGCGAGCCGTAGGTGGAGATGTATTGCTCTCGCTGCGCCGCGGCGTGGCGGAGAAGTGCGCGTGCCTCCCGCATGCCTCCAGGCAGGTCCAGCAAGAGACCGTGGCCCGCTCGGATAGCCGCTTGGTTTGCGGTGATCGATCTCCGCAATAGCTTCGCGCGGCGGTAGTACGCCTGCCACGCCGCATGAAAGGCGTGACGGTAGTCACTGGCGTGACTCAGCGACGCAAAAGACCCCCGTGTAAATAGTGCATGATCTCGCTTGGCTTTGATGTCTTCCATGATGTATCCGTCCACGAAACTGGACGGCCTCCAACGCCCTAAGCCCGCCCGAACACCCTGACGGGCCGGTGCGGGCGATGAAATATTGCGGCAGGCTACGCAGATCGTCTTGATACCAGTTCGACTTTGACCATGCGCAACGCGTGTGCGCGCATGGTCTCTATGTCAACGATGCCGGACGCCGCAGGCCACCCGAACAACCAGGCGGCGTGAGCGTGCGATGGGTCGAATCCGGCGGCCTGATACTCCCGTATGGAGCCCCACAATATCATGAGATCGCCGTGGAAGTACTCGGCCCAAACTCGATCATCGGCCCCCAACGGGCCGACAATCCCATTGCGGCACCACGGGCACTGGCCGTAACTTGTTTGGCTCCCGTGCCCATAACACTGGGAGCAAACAGACAGGTGGTCCGTGTACCTCTGCTCCGCCACCGCGACTAGCTCACTAGGAGCGTATCGTCGTAGCAAATTCATGAACACGAATGGCTCGGAAATTACCTCTCCTGGCCCCCATTTTTTTAGGAGGGCCCTAGCCCTCTCAATGGCGTCGGTGAGTCGCGCACTGTATTCTGCGTATGGCGTGCAATCATCCTTGTGATAGCACGATTTCACGCCGCTCAACGCGGCTTGGACTTCGGACCCGGACCAGGACCCGGACCCTCCGTCCTCGGAGTGTGATGCGCTCATGGTTTCGCTCATGGTGGTCATAGCTGTAAGCTCCGCTTGTGAGGCATCCTCAGCCTCGATGACGCGGGCGTCCTCCTCCGTGCACTCTGAAGGGTTCCATACTCTGTACTCCATAACGCCCTAAGCCCGCACGCTCGTCCTTTCGGATGCGTTGCGGGCGAGCTTAGGGGTGGGCGCGGCCTAATCGTGAACTAACTCGGCCTCTTGCCAGAGGCGCCATGCGGAGCGCAGAAGCGCTTCCTCGACAGCTTCGCGGTGCTCCTGCGGCACCGTGGCGAAGTCGGATGGATCTTCGCACCAGGCCGAGACCATCGCCTTGGTCACACCAGCGCCGCTGGCTGCGATGGTGCCAGCGTAGGAGTCACGAGCTCCGACTGACGCTGCCAGTTCATATTTCTCGTCGCCTATGGTGGCGACGAACTGACAATAGGCGTTGCAATGGGTTGATGAATGCGTGGAAATGTAATCGATTGAAATGTTCATATCCCCTCCAACTCAGGGTCATCCGACCCGACAAAAATCCAAGTGATCGTGTCCGCCGGGTATGACTCCCGCACTCGGACCCACTCGACACCAGCATCGCGGAGCTCATATGAGACGCGAGGAGCATACTCGTCGGCCCCGATGGCGCCTGGGTGCTCACTGCCGATGCGGTCGGCAATGACGGCCACGGCGTCATCGCAATCGGTCAGATCGAGCACTGCCGACTCGTCGATCTCGACCGTAGTGACCCACAGTCGCGATCCGCCGAACCCTGGGTTATCGAGGTAGCACTCCGCCGCCTCGCGACTCTCCGCAAAGCTGGCGCAGTCGCTCCAAGTGTCGGCATCGGCTGCGCGGTAAAGAGTCAGGGTGGTCATCTTGGATTCGCGGGCGCCATCTCGTCGCCCGGTGATGAGAATATATGCGCGCCGCATATCATTCGCAAGTAGTCAGCCTCCACTTTTCTGCAGACCAGCGAGATCCGCGCCAAACTCGGATCGAATCCGCTCAAGGTCGGGCAAAAGCGCTCCTGGGTCGACGCCGAGAGCGTGTCCTAGCCTCGCCAGCATCTCAGTGGACGGGTTAGCGCGCCCGCCCTCGATGGCCGCGACGTGGCTCTGCGGGACGCCTGCGGCCTCGCCTAGACCGGTCTGGGTCATTCCAGCGGCCTGCCGTGCTGCGGCGACGAGCGGGCCGATCAGTGCTGGCATCGGGCTCGTGGTGATTTTGCGCGGTGGCACCTGCCGATAGTAGCGCACCGCATATTGCGCCGCAACTCACCGGCACTCGGCTGCAACTCGACGCACCGCCGCAGCCTCGCGTTCGGACATCGACAGTGCCCACCGCCGCTTGATCGCAATCCAGCTCGACACGTACTCGCAGACACTTTCGGCGGGAAGCCAGTCTTCCGGCCCGCGGTCGCCCTTACTCCGATTCGCACGCGCTTCCACGGCGACGAGATGCGCCGGGTCTGCGAGCTCATTCGCGAACTCCTCTCGCCTCTCGCGAGTCCAAGCCCAAGCGCCCGAAACATGGGCGTTTTTCAGCGGTACGACGTGATCGATATCGAGGTCGCCCGATCCTGTGAAGGTCCGCCCCGTGTACGGGCAAATCCACTTGCCGCGCGTGACGTCGCACTTTAGGTCGCTGAAGAACTCGACCGGCACGAGCGATTCAGCGATCAGCACTTCGTCGCGCGCATCTTGGCAATCGTGGTCAGCGTCTCGCCAGTGCGGCCAGTCGTCGCGATCGTAGGTGTCTTCGTGCGAAGGCTCGCGGATCGTGATGCCAGCGAGCACATCCATCTCGACATCGCCAACTTCATCAGTCGATAGGCTTGACGTCGTCGTGTCGTCGACGGGCTGAACATCCGCCGGTGTAGCAACGTCTTGAACGAAGTCGCAGGCTAAAGCGAGGATGAAGAGAGTCGAGATTCGGAGGATCAGAGGGTGAATTCGCTTCGTCATTTCGACCACGTCCGGCGACAACCCTGTTGTACCAGCTCGACATCCGAATTGAAAAGGACGGCACCTTTTGAATCCAAACTGCGAAGGATTCCTAGGCGGCGCAATTTCCCCTTCGCTGTTTTGCGGGCTTCTCCGGCGGTAGCACATGCGGATAACGGGTCGCCAGCAACTGGTTCAACCGTGGCAACAAAGCGCGGCCGCGTTCGTTGAAATTGAGATGGCAGGTCCCAACGCCTGGAAAGACTTTGATGTCGAAGAACTTTCCAGCATACGGAATGGCCGAGCCTCCGGGTGTCAAATATGGCAAGCGATCGCTCCAAAGCTCGCCGCGCACCGGGACCCCATCCTTGCCTTCGATAACCCGCAAGCAACGTTCAAGATCGTCGAGACACCCAATGCTTCCGTGGCACGTCGAGATTCTGCCATAGAAGTGCTTCAGGATCACCTTGGGTGTGATTTGGCAAGGGGTGTTTGTCTTGCGGTCCCACGCGATCCTCTTGGCCACAGCTACGATGCCATCGATCAAGAACTCCGAGGACTGGTCCATCAATGCTTTGAAAGTTGCCTTGATGTTTTCAGGTGTCAACTCGCCGACGTTCATGTCATGGATTTCTTGCGACCACTTGCGGCGGGCTTCTTCGGACATGAATTGACCGACGCCCGAGGCCACAAAGAAACGATCCCACGCACACGCGTCAAAGTACTTCAGATAGAGCTGAACGGGGTTTGCGTCCCGAAAAAGCGAGTGAACGCCCCGCTCGAAATACGTGAAATGACCAAGGTCGCATCCTATTCGATTCGCCAGTTTCTGCGCCTTGCAGACCAGATCTCGCGCTTCTTGCAAACTCTTCGCTATCGACTCACGCGCTTCAATCGTCTCTGCAAAGCCTAATCTCCTTTCAATTGCGTTCTCCATTTTTTCCATGCCTCGCTGGCCTCGCGGCCGTTGTTGATCTTGCTCGCAATTCTCATTTTGCCCGAAACAAAGAACGGGCCGTGTTGCCAAATCCATGGTTCTGCGTCGTCATCGCTCACGAATTCGAGCATTCGGATGGGTTGTGCGGGTTGATTGGCTTTGTTACCAACCATCACAAAGACCCTGCACGGGGCCTTGTACTCGTTGTCGCGATACTCGCCCGTCCGAACGGATGAGCTCGCCTCGACGTCACTCATCACGCGAAGCGACATGCCCGGCACGCCGCCGAATCGCACTGAAATGGTCATGATTTCTTCCTCGCTCGGTACCGGGAAAGCGAGTCGGGATCAATACGCCACGAGTCGCCGTCTTTGATCGCCAAAATGCGACCAGCCTTGCACGCCGTGCGAATTGACGACTCGACGACGCCCACTTGCTCGGCAGCTTCGGCGACGGTGAGCGTGTATTTTGCCGTTGTTTTTTGAACGTCGAGCAAGCCGCATTGAATGCGCTTGGCGAGGAACAGATCGGTGTAAACCCGATAGATCGGCCTCTCGATCACCGCCTTTGTCACCATACCGCGGCCCGGCACAAGCGTGGAGTCGAGCGTCGGGTTATCTTTCGACCAAATGAATTCGGTCAAAGCGTCGAGCTCGACATTTGGATCTTCTGCCAGTGCTCGCGCCTCGGCGAGATAGGCTTGCTCAGCATGGGAGGCGTCGTATTCAACCACTTCGCCGTGAATTGTCGTGTGCTTCATTGTGGCCTCGTCAGTACCCGCCAAACGGGTAGACGCCCCTTTCGGAGCGTTTCGGCCTAGGAGATGATTTCAGCGATTCCTAGGTACCGGATGTAGACCGCTTCTTGGCGGAAGATCCGGCAAGCCTCCTTTGCGAGCCGGGCAACTTCGCCGCCTTGGCCGATGCCTCGAACGGCGATCACGAAAACGACGATGGTGTCGAGGTAGACGGTTTCGCCGTCGGCCCACTTGCCGGCCACGTTGCCGGGGAGGCGGGAGATGCCGCCGAAGGAGGCGACTGCGAGGGTTTCGAACTCGACGAATTCGCCGTCGAAAACGAGACCGTTGTTGTCGTTGCGAGGGATGAGGATGATGACTTCGAACATTTTCTTGGTTCCGTTCCGGTTCCACCGGCGGGGGTCGCCGTCGTTGGCGACAAAGAGAACTTAGCCCAGGCTGGATCGCTCGGCAAGTCTTTTCGTCGGATATCGTCGGATAGTGGGCGCATTCGTCGCGACCGCTCGCGATCTCGGCGCACAAAAAAAGAGGGGCCGAAGCCCCCCCTCGGGCCGATCGACCCAGTTTCGCCAGCCAGCGAGCCCAGTTCCGCGGGTTTTCGGGGCGACCGTATCGCCGCCGAGCAGTCGCGTATTCGGCTCGAATGAACTTCCGAGCCTCGGCGATGGCATCACCGAGGAGGTCGTCTAGCGTCTCGTAAGCGTCGAGAGCATACTCTTGCCGCAAGAAGTTGGAGGTGTACGGCTCTTGAGCCACGATCAGAACCATTTCTGGGCAGAACTCGAGAGATAGATCCTCGGTCCGTAGGTTGGCGCCGAGTCGCCAGACCGCGATGCCCCGGCGTTCCAGGGCGGCCAAAGTGCGGTTGCGTAGAACGGCTTCCACTTGTTCTTGAATCTTCATTTTTCAGTTCCTTGCCGGTGCCACCGGCCGAGTTCGCTCTTGGCGACGAGTTGAGCATGGACTTGCCGTCGTCGGATATCAAGTCTTATCGTCGGATTTCATGCGCAGTCTCACACCTTCTCCGCACCCTCGGTCTAAAGCGCCCCCCCCCACACACCCTCCCACCGGTTTGCGATCCCGCCCCGATTTGGCAAAGTTGGCGGGTGACTGATCAGCCCGCCAACGAGAACTGCTTCACGCCAGAGCAGTTGAAATTTCTGCGTAACGAAATCGCTAAAGGAGTTGCAAGTGCAATCCACACTCATCAATGCGCACTCAATGCACTGCTCGATGTAATCGCTGAGCATGGCTCAGATCTCCGCACCGAGGTTATGAAAAAGCTCGCCAGCATTGCAAAGACATACGTCGGGCCAGATGGCGCTCAGCTTCAGTCGCCAGAACTGATTGCCTGCATGAAAGCCCTCCTCGAATCTCTCGTGCGCCATGAGATGATTGAGAAAAGTGGAATCAATCGTCCGCGGCCGAAGCCACGTCCATTCTTGATACCAGACCCAACAAGTGAAACCTGAATGGCTGCCAGCGATTCTACGCGGATGGAATTCGACGCCAGTCGATCGCCAGCTCAATAAGATCGATGAGAAGGTGGCCAACGGAGTTTGGCTTAGCACCGAGCGCGCATTCGATCTCTGCGACTTTGGAAGCGATCTCAACACGCGCTGTACGCTGTCGATCGTTCAAACCGTCAGGACCAGGCTCGAGGTGACTGGTTAGCTGTTCCGAATGGCGAATCAGCTCCTGAAGCGACATTTTTTCGAGCAAATCTCCCGACGTTGAGCCGCCCAGCTCGCGGACGAAACGCCCAACCTCTGCAACTGCGAAGCTGACGGCTGGTTGCCCACTGGAATCCTGACCTTCTTTGACCATTGCCCGATTCTGCCCCGTCTAGACCATCTTTCAAAATCAAGGTTGCGCAGCCGCGAGGAACGGGCGAGGATTTTGGGATGACCGACCAAGCCCCCAAGGCGAAATCGAAGACCCTCCGTATCGTCGCGCTCGTTATCGTCGTGCTGCTTGGCACGTGTGCTTACCTTTTGAGGCAGAGGATTCAGTATCTTGAGTATTTTGAGCGGCAAGAAGAGCGCACTAGAATTGCAATAGGCGTCCCGCTCGAGAAGGCTCACATTAAGTTGTGGCTCCAGATGGCTTCGTCGGAAAGCGTTGAGCGCGAACGAGCCAAACTAAGTAACTACATCGAGGCGCTTTCCAAAGTTCAAGAGATCCAACGCAAAATTGCGCCACTTCGCGAAGCGATCGAGGAAGAGCAGAGCGGTCTCAAGAATAAAGATCACCTGCAAGAACAGTTGTTGATTCTAGAGGCTGAGTTCGACGATGCATGGGCCACAGTGCAACGCATGCGCAAAGATCAGGATGACGATATGAGCGAATTCTTTCGCCCAACTACAGAGCAACTTGAGGCACGCCTCAAGAATTAGGGCTGAATATTGCCGGGTGAGCTCATGATCCTCCGCGTCTGCTCGCGTTGTTTCTTCTCCACACGAACGTCGATCACCTTATTCAACTCCTTCTCATTGACACTGATCGTAACCGTCGTCTCTTGAGGCATTGAGGCATTCGGTTCATGTGTGACATAAGGAATCGATGACGGCCGCGGAAACTCCGGCGATCGTGGCAAGCTCTGCCGCTCGAGTTTTTCGATCTTGTCGATGCGGCGAAGCTCCTTCTGGGCATCGCGCCGTTCAGCGCGCGTTAGCTTACGCGTCTTTTGATATGGCTGCGAAGAATTAGGAGCCTCGCCCGGGTAAACACTTTGCCCACCGCTCCAGACATCATTGACCCAATCCCTATCTTTCTTCGAAAAATAGTACGGCAGCTCGGGAGGAGCTTCGCCGGCATTAACCGCATCTTCGAAGCGTCGCCGGTAGGCTAATTTAGCCTTGTCATTCTGACTCATGGCCGGATCCATCTCACTCTCGTACGGCGCAATGTCACTTGCCATCCGTTCGCGGAGAATGTCAATCCTCCGGAGCTTTTCATTGGCCGCATTGCGTGTCTTCAGATACTTCTCATCCTGCGTCTCCTCGCCAAGCCATCCCGCTGCAACATCCAGACCTTTGTCAATCAATGACTGCTTATCTCTAAACTCGACATACCTGGCGTGCTCAGCCTCGAGATTCTGAAAGGCAATCTCCCGTTCATCTTCAAGCCCGCCGTCGTTTAGGAGCCCATCTCTTTCATCAAGAGTCCCGGCGTTGGCAATTTCCTTGCGACGTTCTAACTCGTCCTCTTCTATCTGAGCTAACTCGTCCATGCGGCTACTAACCATCGCGACGGTCCCCATTAAAGCGACCAGAGCGAGGCCAAACGGGCCCAATGCCCCGGCCGCTCCTGCCACACCAGATGCGAGCCTTGTTGCGCCGCTCGCAAGCCCGCCGGCCGATAAGAGATTCAGCACTTGAATCAAACTCGCCAGAGGTCCGCCGATCGCCGCCAGGCCGCCAAGCATGACAGTAATCTTTGCCGCACTTGCGAGAAACTCACGATTTTCCGGACTCTCAAGCCACGATCTAAAATCCTGGATCCCCTTGGTCACACCCGGCATGACATCCCTCACCAAAGGCATCAGCGCCTCGCCAAATTCGACGAGCGCGACCTTGACCTCTCCCATAATCTTTTGCGCCCGCATGTAATCCGAATTCATCATCGTGTCGACCGCGGCCTTCGTCGCCCCACCTGCCCCCCGCTGATTCGCCACGGCTGTCGCAAATCCGCCTTTTCCCAGCGATCGAAGGGCATCGACGATGACACGGCCGTCCACATCGGAGAATATGTCGCTCATCTTGTCCTCGCTGAACTTCTTCGAGTTCATCATCGCGGACAGCCAAGAATCGAGCCCGCCAGCGTCTCGAATGGCCGATGCGCCAACTTTAATCCCCATCGATTTCGCAGCATCCTCCGCCTGTTTCGTCGGGCTTGTGATCGACTTGATCATCTGGCGAAGGCCACTCGCGGCCGATGCCGACTTCACGCCCTGTTTCGTCACCTCTACGATCACCGCCATACTCTCAGAGAGGTCCACGCCCGCAGACTGTGCCATCGGAGCAAACGTCCCGATTGCACCAGATAGCTCGCTAACTGTGGTTTTGCCCAACTTGACCGCCTGAAAGAACTGATCGGTCACGTCCGTTGCCGAATAACCTTTATCCTTCCAAGCATTGAGCGCACTCGTCAAGCCGTCGGCCGCCGTCGAAACATCAGTGACGCCACCGACAGCGAGGGCCGATGCTGCATCGAAAACATCTTGCGTTTGTTGAAGCGAGTTCCCGTAACCTGCCGAAACTATATCGTAAATCGCCTTGCCAGTCGTGCCAGTGTCGCCACCGTACGTCGCCATGCCATCCTTGATCATCTTCTTGGATTCTTCCTCAGTAAACCCAGGCTTGAGCGTCTGAATCTCCGCCGTCGACTTCGACATCTCCAAGTGCGCCTGCACCCCCAGCGCCCCCGCAGCCAAGGTCCCCGCACCCGCACGCATCAGCCCGGTCCGAATGCCAGATCCAGCCCGCGAGATGCCTTCGCGAACCATTCCGTCGCGCTTCGCCTGCATTCGAAGGTTGTGCCGCCACTCGGCCTTCTCCGTTCGTTCTTTAATCCGAGCAATTTGCCGCTCGTGGGCCAGCGCCCGGCGTTCACTTGCACGGCGCTCCTGGTCGATCCGTCGATTCTCGCGAAGCTGCTCGGCGGTCACTCGTTTCGTTGCCTGCAATTCTTCGCGATGGCGGGCTTTGTCGGCGCGTTCCTGTTCCTTTGTCGCCCGCTTCTCGATTGCTTCGATTTCTTTTTGAGTCCGCTTTGCCCGTTGCTCGACGGCCTTCGCCTCGCGCTCCGTCTCTTTCGATTGCCTTTCGGCGATCTTCTCCTCTGCCTCGCGCAGTTTGTTGACCTCCCGCACCCGCTTCTCGCCCTCGCGGTCCCTGGCCTTGAACTCCTTTTCAAGCGAGTTCACATAGTCGTCACGCCGTTTCTGATCGCGCTTTTGCGCCTTGGCCTGAATGGCAAGCTCTTGCTCCGCGGTCTTGACCCGCTGGGCACCGCCGCGCGCCCCTGTGGCATTGGCCGAACTTGCTGCCTTGGCGTTCTTCCTGCCAAGCTCGTCCATCGCCTTCTTGAGTGCCTCGACGTCGGCAGCAGCCCTTTTGGCGCTTTCGGGGTCGTAAAGAAACGCAAGTTCAAACTCTGCTCGTTTGCTGTTTTCGCTCATGATTGATTCCCTCGCTTTGCTCGACGCCCATACACGCGCCCCAGTGCCCGCCCATAAAAATTGAGAGCCTCAGGCTCCATCGCTTCCAATTCAGCGACCGACCCGAGACCCTCCGTTGCCAGCTCGACGACTAATTCGCACCAGCTGCAAGCGCTCGCGCCCGCGCCTGAATCCACATCCTCATCGTCATCCTTGCGGCTTCGCTCGGATTTTTTTTTACCAGCCGATACGCGGATTCCAGCGCTGCGAAGTCCCGCATATCCATGCGCATCACCTGATGCTCCGGAATCTCGGTCACGCAGGAGATCAGTTTGACGATTCGAGCCGTCGGCGAACCTGCACCATCCGCGCGAACCAAATCGCGTGCAAGAACTGGCCGGAACTTGACGTTGCGAGGCTCTAGTCCCTTCACGTCGCGGCCGTGCAGCTCAATCTCGGAGGTAGTTTGCGGCCGCAACGGATAGCGAATCGACGCCCAAACTTCGCCGTCGCGATGGTCGACGCCGGCCTCTGCGTCGTCAAAAGCAGCATCGATAAGTCCGCTCACCGCCGTTTGCACCAGTGCCGAATCGAACTCATCGAGGAGATAGAACGCGTCGGGCAATTCGCCGGTCATCCGCTGCGCCAGCTCGAACTGGTACATCGTGACGTTGATACCGTCGCCGTCGTCGCTCTCAAATTCGTCGCGGTATACCCAATCATCGGTGTAAAGCCGCGTGCGAAACACGATCTCTTTGCCGCCAACTTGCAAGATGAGCCGATCGTCTTCGACTCGAACGCGATTTACCCACTCGTTATCTTCTTGAATTTCGGTCATTGGAGTCGTTCCTTGAGCATTACAGCCCGCGCGTGGCCCTTCTCGACAACGCGTCGCATGTTCCGCAGCCCGTCAACGGTGAGCTGCGGCGCGTGAATCATGTCGAGCGTCAGCGAAAGCGCTGCAAAGATTTCTTCAATCTCGTGCAACGCTTGCTTTTCATCAGGTTGCAGTTGCCGTTCCACCTTCGAAGTCCAGCGAAACGACGCCTTCTTTCTCTTCGACGTTTTCAGTCGTGCAATTCGTGTCCGAGAGGGTGAACGTAGAAATCGCACCGCCGGCGCGAATCTTCAGAATGACGAGCAGCTTCCCGGCGCTCAGGTCGTTGGTCAGTGTCGCCAGCGACTTGCCGCCCATCATAAGTTCAGCTCCGGAAATGCGTGGCAGGTAGATCATCGCTTCCGATGCATCCGCCACCTCACTGCCGTCCGAGGCGACTGCCGGCTTGTACGAAGTTCCGCCGACGCCGTACCCAGGCTTTGCCTTCAGCGGGTAGGTTGTACCGCTAATCGTGATCGAAAATGGTGTTCTCTGAGCCATTAGTTCACCTCCACATCATTGAAGAGACCAAAGGCCTCTTTAATACGCGCAAAACTGAATTTCACCTTGCGCGCGTTGATATTGCCGGGCACCGTTTCAACGACCACAGTCGCGGCGCTCGCTTTGGGATCGAAGGCATATTTCCCAAGATCGCCCGTAATGACGCCTTGAATGAATGCCCGCAGCGTCAGCGCCGAGACGCGACCGTCGGTTTCAGGCGCATCGTCGGCCACGAACTTCTTGCCAAGAATGGCGTTGTAGCCTTTGGCGGCGATCGTCAGCCGGATCACCGCGTTCACCTCCTGATCCATCACGTTGCGATCTTCGGCGAATGGATTGCCGGCACCGTCGAGTGTCTTGGTCGTGACAAGGCGCTCGATGTAGACGTTGCCATCGGCGCCCACTCGAAGCGTCGAGATGCCAGCACCGAGCAACTCGTTGCGATCGATCGCGTCGAGCCATTGACTCGTCAGTGTCGGCGGACGAATACCGGGCATCGGCGTGCCGAGCGAAGACACATCCACATCGGCGACACCTGCTCGAGCACCGGCAACCATCGCCGCGGCCTCCCAAGGCGCGTTGGGCATTTTGCCAACACCGACAGCGCAGACGAGCCGCGCATTGCGATCATCCGCCCACGTGAGCATCGTGCCTTTTGTGCCCGACACGCCCACGTAGAGAATGCCTCCGAGCCCGACCGGCGCCGTGTCGCGCCGAGCAATCTCCGTTTCGAGCAAGTCCATGTTCGCGTCCGCAGTCCAGTCGGTGACCAGCTGCGTGAAATGGGTGGGGACGCCCTGCAGCACCGCCACCGCACCCGTTGCGTCCGGGTCCGCTGTACCAGCCGTAGCGGCCGGAGTCGCAGTGAGGCCAGCGGGGAGGTTGAGCACTTCGACACCGATGTACGAGCCGCTCAATCCCTTCCACTTCGCCGTGGCCGTTGCCACTGCGCTCGCCACCGAGCCAACGACTGGCAATGACGCGACCTTGTTGATCGCTGCACTTGCCGCGCTCGCTACCGCTGCCGCAGCGTCGCCGCTCGCCACCGCAAATCGCACGAGCTGGCCGGCGATGAGTAATTCGGCGGTACCCGCTTCGGTCGCGGTGCCGGCAAATGTAACGTCGACCTTGGCCTTTGTGCCAGCGGCATCTTCTGCAAGTGCGAGAACGTAGACCTTCGCTGAGGCTGCCATGCGGTAGACCGCCCGCACCATCGCGTCGATCGGCCCGCCTTTACCCCACGCTTCACCGTCGGCCGGCGAATACGTGCGCACAACCTCGCCCGTGGTGCCGCCCGCACCGGTGAGCATCGTCGAGATGATGAGCACCTTGCGATCTGGGCTCACCGGTCCCAGCGACGAGCCCGTGGTGAATTGCGTGAGAATTCCGGGAACAAGCTGACTGGTTGGGTCGAATTCAACGATCATCGCTCACCTCCTTTCCCTTCGCGCGAGCGCGAGTCTGGTCGTTGCCGAGTTCAGCCATGGGAGGCGCTGCTTTTGCGGGCGCATCCTTGACCTCTTCGCGCGTTGCATCACCGTGGCAATCGACAAGGCGAGATGCCCAAATCGATTTCTCGGTGGTGTTCAAATCAACGATTTCACCTTCGGGCGGAATCACTTTCCCGTCCCATCGGTGACACTTGTGACCCGGCTTCGGGGTAATCTTTACTTTCACTCGATCAGCACTTCGACCGCTGGTTCTTCGTCGTCATCATCGTTGAACACGTCAACCTCGAAACTCGACAACTCAGGATACTCGGGAGCATCCGGGACGGTCGTTCCTCCTGCAACGGCGAGTGTCGAACTGAAGAGATGTTTGACGAAATCAAGGCTCGTCTCCGTGGCGAGCTCGATGTCTTCCATGTCGAACGCAAGGATCCACATCGTGCAACCGGACCCCTCGATCAGCCGACCATCCGGTGCGAGCGCGATACCGGTGACGCTTCCCTCGGCGCAATTGCCCGCTAGATAAAGCACGGCACTGCGCACCGCACCCGCCAAACGAAGGCCGATCGATTTGTCGCGCGCGAGCATTGCATCATCGACGACGATTCCAACCGCAAAGCTGGCCTCGTACATGGCTGAATCCATGAGCGTGTCATTCATCGACCGCAAGCGCTCGACGCCAAACAAGATCGTCACGTCCTGCATGGCAAGTCGACCGAGCAATTCGCCGTTCACCGCCTCGCTGACCAGATGCACCGGGATGCCAAATTCGGCGCAAAGACCGGTCAAGCCGTCGACGAAATGGGAAACAAGCTGCGCTTCGGTGATCATCGGGCCTCTCTTTTCATTGCATCGAGGATCTTTTGGCGAACTTCCTCGCGGTCGAGCGAGCTCAGGCCAAGAAACTCGCGCTTCGGCAACTTGCTTTTTGGGCTTGGGCTGTTGTGCGCCGCGGCATAGACGAGCGCGCTGCCCATCAAAGCCGAGTAGCGACCCCCTGCCGACTTCGTTTCAAAAATCTCCAGCGACTTCTCGAGCTCGCCGGACAAGAACAAAATGCCGCCGGTCGGCGCATGTTTAGCCCGCCAAGCGTCGTAACGCGGCGACCAACGTGGCCAAGACTCGCCACTCGGCGCCACCTTTGTCGACAAAATCCGCGCGCGCGCCCGCTCCAACGCAATGGATGCCAGCGACGCAAGCAGATCATTCGGCCGCCAATTTGCCAGCCTTCGCAGCGTCATCAGCATCCGCTTTTGGCGGGTTTTGGCGCGCAGACGAAGGCCGCTCATACGCTCCACTCATTTTCGCCGGACGTCAGCGTGTAAGACTTCCCGCTTGCCGAGATGGCTCGATCTTCGCGTGCATCCGCGCGCTGCACTTGCCCCGCGAGTTTAATCTGCTCCATTGCATCCTCGTACCGCTTTCGCGTTTCCTCCGTCACATTCTTGGGCTTTCGGCCAAGCTTGTAAAACGCGATGTCGCGGCACCAGTTGCTCAACACGGATGAATCAACCTTTGTCACGTCGATGTAAGTGGAGATCAGCCCGCTCGCATCTTCGAGAGCGGCGGTGATCCTCGTCTGCCACTCCGGCTCTGAAAGGTCGACGGGCGAACCAATAGCACCACCCGTAACCGCGAGCCGAACTTCGTTTTCGCCGAAGTACTCGACAAGCTCCTCGTTAGTTACGAATGGTCCGATGGTCATTTCTTGCCCTTCTTAGCCTTTGCCTTGGCCGAATCGCCGTCTTCGTCCGACGCGTCTTCAGTGGCTTGCGCTTCGACATCGTCGGCTTGCTCGACTTCGTCTGCCGAGGCCTTTTCGACGATGTAGCTCGACAACCGAGCCTCGATAGCGGACTGGTCAAAGTTGATGCTGACCAGCCGCTCATCGGCAGCCCACCGCCAAAAGCTATCCACGCGCAGCACTTCGCCATCACGAGAAAGTTGCTCATTGGATCCGGGCTTCTTTGGCGAAACCTTACCCGGCGAAGGGGTAATGATCGCCAATGGCAGGTCGCTCATAGGTAAGCGCACTCCACGAGGTTGATGCCGTTGTGCCAAGTGTTGTCTTCGCCGCCGGCGAGCTTCTCCTTGACGATCGCCATCGCCTTGCCGCGAAGCTTCGTCGGGAAAATGAGGTGCGTGGCGCGAATGCCAAGCTTGCGACCCTCCCAACTCGTAAAGTCGGCCATCGCATTGAAGGCGGCCTCGAAGTTGGTCACATCCAGCGTCTTGTTCGACGCAAACATGAGTTGCGGCAGTGTGTAGCCAAACGCCCGGCGGTCATCGACGCCGAAAAGGTATTTCTTCTCCTCGAAGACGCGATCTTCATTCGTGAACTCGGGATCCTTACGAATCTGATGCACGAGCGGAAGCATCGGCTTGCTGAAATCGGCGAGGAACCAGTATTCAGTGCTGCCCGAGGAATCGAGGTTCGAGAAAGTTCCCGTCTTCAGCGGATGCGACGCCGAGAAGAACGGAACTCCATCATGGCACAAAGTCGCCAATCCGCCAGGAAGGAGGTTCCAAATCTTCTTGTAAGGATGCTCAGCCGCGGCGACGCCAAGCAATTCTGCCGGCTTCGCGTACTGATAGAGCTTGTTGTCGTCGAACGCATTTCGATCGACGCCCATGGTTCCCTCGAAGTCCCGGTTCGTGAGGATGTACTTGGCCGCGGAGATCATCTGAACTTCGCGGGGGCCGAGCCATTCCCGAATCGTTGGAACGTCGCGGACCCAAGCATATTCCTCAGTGTCCGTCTGCGATCGCACTTCCTCAGCGATGAGCTTCCAGTCTGGGATAGCTGGCTGATTCAAAAGGTTCGCGTGGAATCGAGAAATGCCCTTTTGATAGTGAACGTTGAGCGCCGTTCGAACGGCGGTGAGGTTTTCTGAGTTGAGCATGTTAGTACTTCACCTTCGTGAAAAAGACGCCTTCAGCGGTGACGCTGTGGAGGTAGCCAACAGCCGGCCGCGTCGCGGATCCGTCCGTTTTGGCGAGAGTTTGATTGTCGACGCCATAGACGACGGCGCCCACATCCGCTTCGGCGAGCGCGTCACCGGCCGTCGAGTTTGCGAATGGGCCAAAGATCTTCGTCGGATCGACGCATACCTTGATGCGAGTTGGAGCGCCTTGCGGCCCGCCAATCGCTTCGACGACGCCGATGCGCTTGATCAGCACGTCAGCGACGACGGGCAATGCTTCTCCGGCTTTGTCGCCGGCGAGCGTTCCGATGTAGTGCGTGGTTGCAGCCTTTGGCGGAAGTTCATAGAACGTGCCAATCCGCTGCTTGGAGCCGAGGTCTTGTGTTGCTGCGGTCATTGCTTCGCACCTTTCTTACTTGCAAGGTATTCGTCATCGGAGATGCCGAGCTGCTTGGCGATTGCTCGCTCATCGGAGGTTAGGGCCGCGCCGCCAGAATCATCCGATGCGCCAGGCGGCTTCACCCCGCCGGACACATGCGACACGAGTCCAACAATGGGCTGCACGCCAGCCATGTTGACCTTGAACGCCTCAAGCCCTTCACGGCTTGAGCAGAGCTGCTCGAACATGGGCCGCATCGAGGGCGGAGCCTTACCCTGCGAGATTGCGAGGTCGATCTGCGACTTTGCCTCGCTGGCAAGAGCCGTCGCTTGCGAGGTTCGCAGCTCTGACTCGGCACGCTCAGCGCGAGCCAGCGCGACACGATAGTCTTCGATTGGCGCGAACTTCAGCGGGTCAACGCCAGTGGTCGCCGTCGCTTTTTGTTGCAGTGTGGCGATTGCCTCGCACACTTGAGTTTCGGTTGCGGTCGCTAAGAGACCGAGTACTTGCAGAATCTTGGGAGTCATCGTTTCACCTGTGCTCTCTCCGGTTGAGTTGTCCCGCCGTTCACTTGCTAGCGCGGGCAGGACCATTGCTCCCCTATTGACTAACCCGGCGTTGAGAACCCGCGTAATCAAGGCGACTTCAGTTCCGTCGGCTTCGTCGAGCCACGACACAGCGAAGGCGCCGGAGATGTAGCGGTAGAATTTCTTCGTGAGCGCTTCAATGCCGAGCTCGGTCCACACGACCTTCGTCGCTTTGATTCCGAAATTCCCGACCGCTTCGAGGCCGCCGATCCAACCGTAGGCTCGTCGGTCTACATTCGAGGACCACGAAAACTCGTTGTGATTGACGTCGATCGGCAACTCAGCCTGATTCGCCGCGAACGCTTCGAGCAACGCGGTACGGTCATAGACGCGGAACACCCGACCATCCCGCGCGTAAATCGTCGGCTCGTCAGGGATCAGGAGAAACTCACTCGGAGGTTCGCTCGTCGTCCCCTCACCGGCAACCTGAGCAGCGTTATTCGCAACGGAAAACTCGATGCCGAGATCAAAACTCGTGACTTGTTCGTCTTTACTTTTTGCCATCATCACCCTCGTTGTCATTTGAATCGTCAGGACTCGGCGCGGGGCCAACCGCAACTCGAGGCGTCAACAAAGCTTCGCCCTCGGCGGCCGGCCGGATCGGCAAGTGCTCGTAGACCGCGTCGACACCAATCGGGAGACCGACATCGACAAGCTCGCCAACGGAACGCGAGAACGCCAAGATGTCTTCGATCGAAGAAATGCCCGGCACGACAACCGGCGCGTTCTCGACAGTCCCATAGTTGAGCCAGCAATACGGCTGCACGATCCACCTCGTGAGCGTGATCGCCAGCGACTTCGCGTCATGCTCCAAAATGTCGCGTCGCACCTTGCCCATCTCGGTTTGGCGCGAGTTGCCTTGACCGCCATCGGATGTCCCGACCTGGCCAAGCACCGCCTTTGACATCTCAGCGTTCATCATCTCGAAGAGATCGCCAAACATCGACTTGCCGTTTGCCGCGGCCGACGAGTGCTCAAATGCCACCTTCGCATTGTCCGGATAAACGCCGCCGCCGTAGGATCTAAGATTTTTGACAACTCTAAGCAGGTCGTCAATTTCTTCCTTTGTTGAACTTCGCGGATACTGGCCCGTCGGAACTGGCATCCCATACACACGCGCAAGGCCGAGCCAGTCTTTTAGCGAGTAGGACTTGGCGAGGTGCAAGAAGCCACACCGGCGCGCAAGGCCGCCGCGAATAGGCGCACCGCACTTCAATCGAGGCAAGTGCACCGCAAAGGTAAATGGCGGCAGATCCGTCGTCTTCTTACCATCCGCGCTGAGCAGCATCGGAATATTGCCCTTCCATCGCAGCCAATGCGGATCGACCCACTCAAACCCGGCAATCGCCCACCGCTTTTCGTTGAGGCCCCAAAGGATTTTGACGACCGAATATCCCTTGCCAATGCCGTCAAGCAAAGCATCAATCGCGTCGACCAAGACAAGTTTGAGCATCGACGCAATTTCCTCAGCCAACGCCTTATCGGGGCCAACGAACGAATATTCGACGCCGGCAACCGCGTGCTTACGCGTGGAGAGGATGCCGGCATAGTGGCCGTCGCGCTCCTCAAGCTCCTCAGCAAAGTTCAAAAATCTCGATGGGTCGCCGTCAATATTCGCAGCATCTTGGTAAATCGATGCAAGGTCCGCTGGCGACAGCCCACCAGCAATTTGCTCCTGCCATTCGTTCTTTCCGGGGAACGATTGCGGCCGAACCAAGGTTTTCTCAACTCTGGCACGATCAACCGGCTTGCCGTTTGGGCCGTAAATAATCGGATCTTGGGGCACCCGTCTTGCATAGCGGCGAATATTGATTCGACGAAGTCAAGGCGAGCTCACAAGAATCCGCCTCGCTTACCACCAAGTGAAGGCACGCTGCCAAGCGCACGTTTCGGTCGACGCGGTCCGAAGGCTGCGAAGAGCAAGGCCAATGCAATCGCAGCGTCACCATGCCGCTTCTGCCTTTGCGTCGACTTCGTCGTTTGCTTCGGCAACTTCGGCACGCCCTTGATGCGTTGGATCGCCGTGAGGTCGTTGAGCACGTCTGCGTCTTTTGGCATCGCCACCGCCCCGTCTTCAAAAAGCGCCTTCATCGGCGGCATATTCTCCAGGTACCACGCCTCGGTGAAGTTCACGGCCTCGATAGTCTGGCCGAACCTGTTGCAGATCTTCTCGCTCATCTCGCGGCCAAGTCCGCCGTTGTCTAGCTTGCCTCCGCACAACCTGCTAAGCGCGTCGATGGTCGTCATGAGCACGAGCTCTTGAACGGCAAATGGGCAGTTCTCCAGCTCGATGATGATCGGCACGAGCCGCTTGAGGCTTTGCTCGAGCTCGCCGATCGCCAGCACGGTCAAGTTGGCCACGCGCCCGAAGTCGACACCGAAGAAGTGATCTTGATGCACTCGCAGCTTCTTCACGCGCGGAATCACATCGTGGTCTAGCCAGTGCTGCGCCTTCGCCTTGCACTGATCGATCCACGCATCGCCGCTCCCATCCTCGAGGGTGAATCGGAGGACAACACCCTCGTGAGTAGCCAGGGTCATGCAGCTCTCGACCAATGGCCGGGAGATGAATTGCCCCCCGGATCGAGCTGGTACAACGTCGAGCTCCTCTTCCGCCCCCTCGCCATAGAGGGCGCGGATGCCCGCGGCAAACTCGTCTTGCCCGGCCTGAGTCCACCTCTTGCGCTGGACCAGGCAAATCCGCTTGAACAGCCCATCACTCACCGCGTCGTCGAACGTGATGCGATGCACCGAGAACGGCTTGACCCCAAGTTTCGCATCCTCGCAGAGCTTGTTGAAGTCGTTGTCGACTCCGTTGTGTGTTGAGATGATGGCCAGCGATCCACCCCAAATCGTCAGTGCCATCGCGGCCTTGAGCAGCTCGGGCACGTTCGAGTGAAACGCCGCCTCGTCGACCACGACATGCCCTTGCTTGCCGCGCAAGTTCGAGGGCTTCGAGCTCAATGCGACAATGCGAAATCCCGAATCGAAGTGAATCCGGAACACGAGAATCGACCGATCGTCGCGCAAGACCATCTCCTGCCCCGCCGTGATGATCCGTTCAGCACCATCCTCATCGAGAACCGCAACCGATTGCCTGAAGACCAGTGAGAACGACCGCGCCCACTCGGCGCACGTCATGATGAATTCAAGCGCGAGCTCTTTGTTGTATCCGACGTAGTAGCAATCCTCGCCACCGTCGCGCTTTCGAGTTGCTGCTCGCAACACACAATCCGCCGCCTCAGCCCAGGTTAGCCCGATTCGCCGACTTTTCTCCGCAATCTTCACTTGCGAGCGATCGGCAATCCACCGCTGCTGGTAGGGCAAGAGAACTGGCACGCTCATGCGTCGTCCTTCGGTTCGTCTTGGTCCCCGAGCAGATCTTTCGCCTCCTCGTCACTGGGCAGTGCGTCAACCCCGAGGATGCTGGCCTTGACCATGTCGGCGGCGGCCTTCGAGATGCCGCGCTCAATACCCTTTGCCGGCGCATCCGCTTCCTGTTCCGGCTTCTTCGGCGGCGAAATCAGCTCACCGAGGATCGCCCCCTTACCCTTCAAGCCGAGGTACGAGTGCAGTCGATCGAGCGCCTTGTCGCGGCTGTAGAGCTCGACGATGAGAAACGACTTCCCATTCTCACCAGGCTCGAATTGATATTTGAAGCCCGAGATTCGCTTGCGCTGCGATGGCGTGAGGTCCTTAAAGTCCTTGCAAATGACTCGCCCGTTCTCGACGGTGAAGATGTCGCTTGGATCGGCCGAAATGAGATCGATGTCGGGCTGGAGGACCTTCATGCGCAACCGATCTAACGACTGCTCGAACTCATCGTTTTCCTCATTGCGACGGATGAGTGCATCAATATTCTTCGTCGACAGCGCTGTCTTCGTGACCACACCTCGTCGAAGTAGCGAAATATATTCCTGCACCCGCCCCCTCGACTCGCACCTCGAAGCAATCGACGGAGCCGATTTCTTTGAATAACCGGCCGCTATCGCCGACTCACCCTTCGGCAGCCCTGCAGCACGAGCGATGGCATAGCGCCGCTCCTGGTCACTCAGTCGGTTTTCAAGCGCAATAGCCCTCTTGCGCCACTTTGATTCTTCAGTTTGCGAACTACGACCCATCCTGCGTTTACCATAATCCGAATGGCATTTCGCTCAAAGTTTAGGCTGGCCAAAATTCCTGAATTGTTGACCGAATTTGGCGTGATTGTCGACTAGACAGGTCACGACAGCCGCACATGCGGGTCCCGCATGAGATTCGCATCCTTGACGCCATCAAGCTCTATGCGCAATTCGCAAGCCTCAGAATTTGCGAGGTTGATTTCATTCTGCATGCTGATTCGCAACTCTGCGTTCTCACGCTCAAGCTCTTCTTGCCTCTTGTAGTTCAGATCAAGAAGACCCTCAAGCTCCTCTTGCCTCTTGTAGTTCAGATCAAGAAGACCCTCAAGCTCCTTTTCCTTTGCGCGACTGAGCTCAAGCTCGCCTACAAGATGATCATGTCGCCGAATCAAACTCTCAAGCTCGGATCGCAGGTTATTTTCGCAATCCACACGCTTACAAGTGTCTGAGTACATCTGCACGGCAATCTGGCCGGCAACAAGAAATGCGGCATTTAGCGAGCTCTTGACCCGCTCAAGCTCATCATGCATCGCGTTTAGTTTATCTTGATCCGTTTCAGCCATGTTGAACGTCTCCATTTTCGAAAATCACAATCACAACCCGACCCAATTCAAAATCGCATCCAACGCCGAGATGCTGACCGTTCGGAGAACTGGCCACGCATTCGCAGCTTCCAAGATTAAGAGGGTGGTATTGAAAATCAGGAGGACATTCGAGATCTTGCACGAGCGCCGAATTTTGTCGCGCTCAATTCTCAATCGATCCGATCGCCCCTGCTCACGGCAAAGCCTCGTGTAAAGCTCCCGCTCTCGTTCCGATGCATCGTACCGCGGCGGCGTGACGATTTCGCTTAGGTCAAGGTGCCCCATCGTTCCCCCCAAACAGCCCCGTCTGCGCCCCATCATCCTCAACTACCTTCGCCCGTTTCATCACCGCCGCTTTCGACCGCGAAACCCTCGGCGGCAATGTGTGCCGCGACTTCCTCGTCGCAATCTCCACGCAATACGAACAACCCAGGTCGATCTCGACCGCCCGCGTGGTCAAGCGCTGAAACCCCGTCGGTATTGAGTGTCGGTTTTCGTTCGCAATCCCATCGTCGACATCATCAACATAGTCCGCGTCCAATTTCTCGTCGTCGCTCGACCCCTCGTTGATCGGCGCCTGTTCAATCGAAGGCAACAACACCTTTGAAAATTGCACCACGTCACCTCGCCCAACCTGCCGCGTCAGCCAGCGGATGTTTCCCCGGTCAAGCGACGGCTCCCACCCAGCAACCTGCAGCGAGTTCTCGCTAGGTTCCGCCCGGACGCAGACCGCGTCAACGAGCTGCATCGGCTTCTTCGTGCCGGCCCCGGATGGCGCGCGCGGGTCGTCGATGAAGGATGTCATTTCACCTAGGAGCATCGATAAATTCCTCCGGCGTCGAAATGATTGAAAGTTTGAGCTCAAGCTCAGCAATCGCTACAACAGCCAGCCGAATTCGCTCCTCAAGCCCTTCGTCGCCAAGCAAGGCGCTCTTCACCTTGCGCAGCGTGAGGCTTTGCAGGAGGCGCTTTTGTGCGAGCGCCTTCATTTCTTTTTCTTTTCTCATGTTGGCTCTCCAGTCGTCGCGCCAAACCCAGGCTTCAAATCATTCATTGCCCGCACCGATGCTTTAAACGCCTCGATATTTCTCTGCACATCTTCCGCCTGCTGGCGATCTGCTTTCAACCGCCGATTCTCCTCAAGCAGCCGATTGTTCTCGATTTGGCATTCGGTGTGGAGCCGTCGCCATTTTCCAGCCTCGTCGCGAAGTATCAAAATCAAAGTATCCTGCGCTAAAAATCTGAGGCGGAAACTCACCCCGTCATCCTTATCGATAAAGCCATTTCCATTGCACTGGCCACACGCCTCGCCGTCAACCATCAACGTCCCATTGCACCTTTCGCAAATCGGCCATGTTGCACCAACTTCATCGCAGTTGAAGAGCTTGCCGCAGCCTTCACATTTCATCGGCGAACCCCAGTCACCGATTGGCACGCCGGATCCAACGCAATGCGGACATGGCATCGGGCAATGCTGCGGCGATGCAGGCAATCGTTCATCGTGTTTTTGACTTTCTTTCTCCATCACTCACCTCACCGGAATCGTCGTCATTTTACCGCAGTGAATGCACTTGCAGGACCGCTTATTAATAACAACCTCCGCCGCTTCTTTTGCCCGCTTCTCGCTATTTCTCCAGAGGCTTTCTTGACTCATCAGCTTCTGCAGCACAAAAAATGGTGACAGCGTCGCTTTGCATTTTGAGCAAGTGCAAATACCACGAGCAAGATCGACGTTGTACGGGACACAGAGATGCTTGCACCCACCCGGACCAGGCGCTGCAAAGAACGGCGCATCACTATCCGGATCGACTGGCAAATCACTCACTTCAACCGGTTTCCCCGTCGAAATGCTGATCACGCGGGTTTCGATTTCAACGTCCACTGCTCACCTTCTCCGGACAGTCGCTTACCCCTCCACAATCGAACTTCTCTCGAAACTCATTGATGTCACGCACGAACACCTGAACGCCACACTCGCGCGTCTTTGGGTCATATCGCCTGTAAACGACAACCAAGTTGCCATCGCGCGAGTTTGTAGCATCAGTGGCAATGTGAAGCACACTGTAAGTGGACCCACTCTTCTTGTGTGCGTACACATACCCAACCTCAATCCCCACCTCGCTAGGCGATGACCTATCGCGTGACATCTCAAGCACCTTCTCAGGCTTATCTAGCAGCTCAGCCGCACGAAATATGGCATCGACACCCTGACCAAGCGTGCACCCGCGCGCCTTAGAGATGACACGAGCGGCGTCAAGAAGTTGCTTTTCATTGATCGTCGATTCAGTATTGGTGTTTGCGCGCACCTCTGCCCCCATCGCCAATTCTTCCGCAGCCTCGTCTTTGTTCACCGCCTTATCAGCCGAGAATCCATCAGGGTACCGAGCGCGAAGCTTGGCCACGTTTGCGCGCATCGCATCTTCGAGGGTAATGCCATTCGCGTTGCAAAGTGCCGTGAGGTAGAACAGGATATCGCCAACCTCATCGGCAAGCATCAGGCCCCCCTTG